GATATTCGCCTGACTTATGGGGGCGGTTTGTGTCCGGGCTTGAAAAGCGTTCTGTGCGTTTGAGCCAGTTATTGTTGAACGCTCCTGCTGACAAGCTTCAGCATGGACAGGGCGCAGCGTTAGAGGCTTATAGCCTCTACGTTGCGCTTAACAATTGTATGAACACGGCATCGAGTATCGATGCTTCTCGCAAGTGAGTACTAACTATGGCGGTAACACGCGAAAGCTTGGAGCCTAAGCCTTCCAAGAATGTGCAAGGGCTTATTGATCCGAATGTGTCCATCCCCGATTCGGTAAAGGCTGCGTCAGCTCGCGCAGATGCAGCCTTTAAGGCGGCTTATCCCGATGCAGCACCTGATCCGTCACTGGCTAATCAGGAGGCTGCTCCTAACGCCCAGGGGGATGAGTCGCAGGCAGGAGCCTCGGCACCTGACCCCTCAGCGTCCTCCGAGGCTCCTGCCACTTCTCCTGATTCCCAGGGTGGCCCCCAGTTAGATGGAGAGCCGCCAGACTGGGAGCATCGCTATACGTCCATGCGGGGGCGTTACGACAGGGCACAGAACGATATCCGCCAGATGGCGGACCAGATCACCAACCTGCAGAACGTGCTCGCTACTGTAAGCGCACCCCCTGATACCAAACACGTTCCTCATGAGCTTCGGGCCGAGAGTTTATTGACCGCTGAGGAAGTCAACGACTACGGGGCGGAGTTCCTGGATATTGTCGGCAAAAAAGCCCGTGAAGCTACGTCGTCGCAAGTGCAGGCGCTACAAAACGAGATACAGGGTCTTAAGCAACAACTGGGATACGTAGGCGGGTCTATTGCACAGAACGCACGCGAATCCATGTTTGCTACCTTGGATCAATATGTGCCGGCTTGGCGCGACATAAATAACGATCCGAGATTTTTACAGTGGCTGGCCTTGCCAGACCCGTATTCCGGTGCTATAAAGCACAACTTATTGAAAGCCGCGTGGGAGCGGAACGATACCCCTCGTGCAGCGGCTTTCTTTCAAGGCTTCCTCGCTGAAGAGGCTGCCGTCGATCCCTCAAGGGGTCAGCCGAACGGTTCCATCAGTCCCCAGAATACAGCTGGGCACACAAATGGAAGAGTTCCGCTAGAGTCCTTTGCGGCACCCGGCAGAGCCAAGTCAGCGGCAGAACTCCCCGCTGAGAAGCCCCTTATCAAACGATCCCAGATCAGTAGCTTTTATGCCGACTGTGCCGCTGGCCGGTACAACGGCAGGGAAGCAGACAGAGCGCGACGCGAAAAAGAAATCTTCGCTGCGCAGGCTGATGGAAGGATTATCAGCTAACTGCTCCGGGGGTTACTATCCATAGTAACGTCCCTGGGGGCAACTCTCGGGGACAAAAATGGCATTTCCAATTTCTCCGCTACCCGCAGGTAGCACTGCGCTTTATCCGACCAGTGGCACTCCTGCCAATACGCTTGCTGCTACTGGATTTATCCCGGAAATTTGGTCCGGGAAGATGGTCGAGAAGTTCTACAACTCGACTGTTCTGGCTGCTATTTCCAACACTGACTACGAAGGCGAGATTAAGTCGTTTGGCGACAAGGTGCATATCCGCACCAAGCCGACGATCACTATCAAGGTGTATTCTGCTGACGGTTTGCTGGTTCCAGATCGCCCGGCTGGCGGCGAAGTCATCCTGAATATTGATCAGGGCCGCTACTGGAATACAATCCTTGACGACGTGATGCGGACGCAGTCCGACATTAACCTGCTTTCCATCTGGGCGGAAGATGCCGCCGAGCAGATGAAAATCACCATCGACACGGATGTGCTCCTGAATATTCTTGGGCAGGCTGCTTCCCCTGCTAACAGGGGCCTTACAGCCGGTGCAGCAACTGGGACTATCAACCTCGGCGTAACAGGCACTCCGCTTGTGCTGGCTCCTACGGCGGGATCGGGTGTCGTTGATATCCTCGATGCAATCCTGCGTCTGGGTCAGTGCCTTGACGAGCAGAACATCCCGGAGACGGGCCGGTGGCTTGTGCTTCCTGCGTGGGCAGCTACCCAGATCAAACGGTCCGAGCTTCGTCAGGCTTATCTGTCGGGCGATGCGGTGAGCATGCTGCGTAACGGGCGCATCGGCATGGTGGACCGGTTTACGATCTATTCCAGCAATCTGCTTCCGAAGGGCGTTATCACTGGACCTCCTGCACTGGCGACTGGTGAGACCGTGATGTATGCCGGCCATCCGCACGCGCTGACGTTCGCATCGCAGATGACCGAGATGGAGGTCATGCGTTCCGAGCACACGTTCGGTAACCTGCAGAGAGGACTACAGGTCTACGGCTACAAGGTTGTGGCACCGGTTGCTTTGGCACAAGCAATCATCAAGCCGGCCCCGTAAGCCAACTGCTTTCTGCGCAGAGGCGTCCCCTGGCCTTATACCTCCCTGTAGGCCGGGGGATGTTACTCTACATAGTAACACGGGGCTCAAGTAACTCATGGCCGCGTTAGATACTGTAGGGAAAATCATAGGTTACGTTCGTGCCCTCTTGCAGGACACGTATGAGCCAGCATACCGCTATCTTGATGCGGAGCTGATAGATGCACTTAATGCGGGGCTTCTGGACGCACGCAGGATGCGTCCTGATCTGTTTTTATACACACCCACCGATGTGCCTGCTTATTCCACCACTAGTGAGGTTGTTGATATCGACCAGCAGTATCGTTTGGCGTTGGTGTATTTTATCTTGGGGACAATGCAGCTTCGTGACGAAGAAGACGTACAGGATGCTCGCGCTACAGCCTATATGCTTAAATTTACATCCATGCTGATTGAGCCCATGATGCCGCAGAGTATCGCCAAATGAGCGCACAACTTGATCGTTTTATGAACGACGTTCGGATGCGCCTTCCGGGCGCGCTGGACGATGCCATCAAGTGGGAGCTGTTCTACACGCTCGATGAGTTCTGCAAGGAAACCAACGCTTGGCGGGAAAAGATCGTGCTTCCGGTCACTCCTGATGTGTTGGAGTATGAAGTCGAGCCGGAAGAGAACCGCGCCAGGATTGTCAGGCTGCTTGGTGTTACTGTAGGTACCGGGTTGGACGAACGCCCGATAGGCTATGTTACGCTTCCTGAACCGGAGCTACTCGTATTTAGCTCTCAACCGGATAATGCAGATTATAACGTCATAGTGGCACTGACAGTTGTTGATCCGGTAGATGCGGTTGATAGTTTACCGGATTTTCCTGATTGGTTTTTCATCCATTATAAGCAGGAAATCACCGATGGGGTTCTTTCCAAGATGATGTCGCAGCCTGCCAAGCCCTATTTTTCACGAGAGGGCTTTCTGTATCACGGGCGACGGTTTCGCAATGGCCTGTCTAAAGCAAGAACCTCGGCGGACTATCAAAACGTATATGGTGCTCAGAATTGGACGTTTCCGTTCTTTGCTAGGTGTGGCTCACGATGACTATCTGGCGCGGTTCACACTATAACGTGGTGTTTAACCTCCAGAGTTTGCCGGATGGCTTGCCTGTGGATATTACCGGGTGGGCATTCAGGAGCCAGATACGGGACAGAAATTCCGACAAGGCAGTGATGATCGAGCTTACGACCGAGAACGGCGGCATAGTTATCCTTAATGCTTCTTCCGGGATGTTTGAGATTGTAATTGATGCGGACCAGAATCAGGATTTTTCACTTGGTAACGTGGTTGGCGATATTTTTCGTATGAACGGTGCCTCGGGGCCTGAGCGACTATTCGGGTTTCGTGATCGTGTGAGGAGGCCAGTTACCCGCAATGAATAAGATCGTTACCTACAGCGTAGATTCTGATTTCGAGCTTGAACTCGACCAGAACACGGAAGTAACCGTTGTTCTTGGCGCTGTTGGCATTTCGGGACCTCTGGGTCCTCCGGGTCCTCCCGGCCCTGCCAGCACTGTTCCCGGTCCTCCTGGAGATACTGGCGATACCGGTCCAGCAGGAGAAGCTGGCCCCGAAGGACCTGAAGGTCCGACTGGTCCCGCAGGTCCTGCAGGGGGTACTGGCGCTTCCCTTATAATCAAGGGCACAGTAGTTGACGAGGTGGACCTTCCTGATACTGGGAACACTGTAGGTGATGCTTATACCGTTACGTCGTATAGTCCTGCGCATTTGTTTGGATGTCTTGAACTACCTAATTTCTGGTTGGATGTAGGTGAATTTCAGGGGCAGACAGGGGCTACTGGTCCAACTGGACCGGCAGGTGCTACCGGCGCTACAGGTCCAATCGGTCCCAAAGGTAATACCGGTAACACTGGCGCTACGGGTCCTGAAGGTCCAGCTGGTCCTGCTGGTGCCAATAGTACTGTTCCCGGTCCAACCGGTCCTGCTGGCGCTACTGGCCCAACAGGGGCTACTGGCCCTGCCAGTACTATTCCCGGCCCTACAGGACCTACTGGATCGACTGGTGCGACTGGTCCTACTGGTCCTGCTGGTGCAACTGGCCCTACTGGTTCTGTTGGCCCCGCTGGCCCTACTGGCCCACAAGGCATTAAGGGCGATACGGGTGGAGGCGTTCGTGTATTAGGGTCTGTTTCTGCGCTTGTGGACTGTCCTACAACAGGTAATGCTCTTGCCGATGCCTATGTCCTTACGTCTTTTACCCCGGATCATTTGGGTGTTTGCACCGCGCTTCCAAATACATGGCTTGATGTAGGTGTGTTTGCAGGGCCTACGGGCGCTACTGGCCCCGCTGGTTCTGCTGGTCCTACAGGTCCCACGGGTCCTGCTGGCCCAACTGGCCCTGCCGGTGTAGCCGGTCCCGCTGGCCCCGGCGTTATTCCCGGCGTCATGCCGGGAGATGCTGCTAAATTCCTTAAAAAAGGTCCTACTGGTACAACGGATACGCAGTGGCAGTTTGTCACTAAAACCGATGTAGGACTTAGCAACGTCGATAATACGTCGGATGCCAGCAAACCTATCTCCTCGGCAGGAGTTACGGCTTTAGCGGGTAAGCTCGCCAAGGATGGCTCTATAGCCATGACCGGTAACCTACCGGCTGGTGGGTTTAAAATTACTGGACTTGGAGCGCCGACAGCTACTACAGACAGCGCTACGAAGCTCTATGTAGACGACTTAGTGGTGGAGGTGCCGGCGAACCTAACAGCGTGGATCGGGCCGGCTTCGCACCCGTCACTGCCGGCACCGCCGCGGATCAAAGCGAAGGGCGTTGAGCGGGATATCTTTGAATTTGCTAATGGGGCGGCGCAGCGTGCTACGGCCTTTGCCTCTACGGACTATACTGCCGTATTTGAAGCTGCTTTACAGAGCGGTGAGTCGGTGTTTATACCGAACGGCAATTATGTAATCCGCACCCCAATCCTGCTTGGGAGCGCGAGCTTGGGCGACCCACCTAGCGACGCTCCAATATGCTTTCGCGGGCAGGGATTTGGTTCT